AAGGTCAGAAACAGCGTTATCTGTGCCACAGACAAGTGATTTACAAACTCATGAAATTGCTATGAATGTGGCTGACCAAAAGATTTATACAAAGAAAGCAGACGGCACAGTAGTAATACTAGCTAGTCATGTACCAGGAGCGTTAACAACAGACGACCTTGTAGCTTTCTCTATAGCATTAGGATAATATTATGGCATCAGCATTTAAAACAGAAACAGCAGTAGACATAGGTACAGGACTAAGTTCTGTATATACTTGCCCCTCTAGTACAACAACAACAATTATTGGGTTATATATCTGTAATGTTGCAGGAGCAGATATTACAGCAACTGTTCAACTATTTAATGCGAGTGCCAATCATCACGCCTCAATCGTAAATGGAGTAGAAATACCAGCGGGTTCAACACTAGCTCCAATAGGTGGAGATGCGAAAGTCGTTTTAGAAGCAGGGGACATTATAAAGTGCCAATCAAACACGACAAGTTCAGTAGACGTAGTTCTATCGTATTTGGAGCAAACATAAAATGCCATTAATAGGTAAGTTTTTAGTACAACAAGACTCAATAGGTAATAATAGTGTAGTTGCAAGTAAGATTGCGGCTAATGCTATTACAGCTTCTGAGTTAGCTTTAAATTCTGTAACAGCTGCAGAATTAGCAACAAACTCTGTCGGAGCAGCTGAATTACAATCAACAGCTGTAACTGCAGTAGCAGATAACTCGGTAACAGCCGCAGGCTTAGCTGCAAACTCAGTAGACAGTTCAGAATTAGTATCAGGAAGTATTGACACAATCCATATTGGAACTGGTCAAGTTACAACAGCAAAGATAGCTGGAAATGCAATAACCTCAAATGAGATAGCACAAAATTCAATTGATTCAAGCGAAATTGCCACTGGTAGTATCGACACAATTCACATTTCGGCAAATGCAGTTACAACTGCAAAAATTGCTGCAAACAACGTTACTGCTCATCATATTGCTGATGGGAGTATCACTAGCACTCAACTTGGAGCAAACAGTGTCGACAGCGCAGAATTAATTACTGGCTCGATCGATACGATACATCTAGGAGGTTTACAGGTTACTACTGCAAAAATCGCCGCGGGAGCTGTCACAACTGCCAAACTCGGAGATAATTCTGTTACTTCAGCAAAAATAGTAAACGGCACTATAGCAACAGGCGACCTAGCTGATAATGCAATTACTAGTGCAAAAATAGCTTTGAATACAGTAGGTGCTTCAGAAATAGCACAAAACTCTATTGGAGCAATACATATTCCAAGTGGTACTGTAACAGCAGATTTATTAGCTGCAAACTCTGTAGATTCAGCAGAATTAGTTACAGGCAGTATTGATACTATACATTTAGCAGATGACGCAGTTACTACAGCAAAAATTGGTGGAGCACAAGTAGCAACAGGCTCAATAGCAGCAAATGCTATTACAGCAGCTAAAATAGGAACAGATGTTATTGATGCATCCCATATAGCAGCTGGAGCAGTAGGTGCTTCAGAACTTGCCGCAAATTCAGTAGATTCATCAGAATTAGTAACTGGCAGTATAGATACTATACACATTGGAGCATCACAAGTAACAACAGCTAAAATAGCAGCTAACAATGTTACTTCAGGAAAAATTGCAACAGACCAAATATTATCAAGACATATAGCCGATAATGCTATAGATAGCGTTGCATATATTACAGACGGTTTAATTAATACAGCACAACTAGCTGGTAATTCAGTAGCAACTGCAAAAATACAAGACAACGCAGTAGACGCAACAAAGATAGCAGCGAATAGCGTAAGTGCAAGTGAATTAAAATCAGATGCACTAGGTGGACAAACTTTCTCAGGTAACGTTGTGTTATCTGGAAACTTAACTGTATCAGGAACAACAACAACAGTATCTTCTACAACAATCAATGTAGCAGATCCACTACTTGCACTAGCAACAACAAACAGTTCAGCAGATACAGTTGACATCGGTTTTTACGGATTATATGATGTAGCAGGGACAGACAAATACACAGGTTTCTTCAGAGATGCTGGAGATTCAGGTAAATGGAAAATATTTAAAGATTTACAGACTGTACCAACCACAATAGTAAATACAGAAGGCACAGGCTATGCAACAGGAACACTTGTAGCAAACCTAGAAGGAAATGTTACAGGTAACTTAACAGGAACAGCAAGTGCAATAGCAAACAATACTGTAAATGCAAGTAAGATTGTAGCAGGAAGTATAACAACAGCTGAGATAGCAGCGAACACAATCTTAACAGCAAACATTGCAGATAACAATATAAATGGCACTAAGATTATAACAAATGCAATTGTAGGCAGACACATAACTGCCAATGCAGTAAATACTAGTGAGATAGCAACTGGATCTGTGGAAGCATTGCAGATAGCAGGTGACGCAGTAAATGGGTCAAAAATTGCAGATGATTCTATAGATTCAGAACATTATGTAGATGGCAGTATTGATACAGCACATATTGGAAACGGACAAGTAACAGAAGGCAAATTAGCAGTAAACTCAGTTACTTCAGCAAAAATAGTAAATGGTACTATTGTAACAGCAGATTTAGCTAACAATTCAGTAACACAATCAAAAATAGTTGCAGGTTCTATATCAGCAACAGAATTAGCAAGTAACTCAGTAGATAGCGCAGAACTTGTAACAGGTTCAATCGACACTATACACATTGGAGCAAACTCAGTAACAAGTGCAAAAATAGCAGGTAATGCAGTAGGAACAAGTGAAATAGCACTCAACTCGGTCACAGCTGGCATAATCCAAAACGGTATTGTAGGTACAGCAGAATTAGCAGATAACTGTGTAACAGCAGCTAAGATAGCAGACGGCTCTATTACTAGTACACAAATAGGCACTAATCAAGTAACTTCAAATGAACTAGCAGGTAACTCTGTAGATAGTGCAGAAATAGTAAGTAGTAGTATAGATACTATTCATATTACTAACTTAAATGTAACAAATGCTAAAATAGCAAACAATGCAATAACAAGTTCTAAGATAGCTTCAAATAATGTAGGCTCTAGTGAAATAATAGCAAACTCTGTTGGTTCAAGTGAAATCGCAAATAACGCTGTAACTTCTACACAATTATCAAGTGCAGCATTATCTGGTAAAAGCATGTCAGGGAATATCGGATTTAGTGGAGCTAATGTCAATATGGGTAGTGGCACTACTTCTATACTTGAGCTAAAAGGTAAGTTAGGTATTCAAGATGCAAACCCAGTTCAAAAACTTCACATAGACGAAGTAGCTGGTATGGATGTAGGTACAGGGACTTCTTCAGCAACAGCACAATTTACATTAGATACTTTTGCAGCATCTACATTTAGAACTGCTAAGTACTTAGTACAAGTACATAATACAACAGACACAGATTTTCAAGCAATAGAAATTTTATTATTCCATGATGGTACAGATGTATACTTAACACAGTACGCGTCTATATTTGAGAATGGAGCACAAGCAGCATTTGATGCAGATTTAGTATCAGGTAATATAAGATTAAGAGTAACGCCAGCAAGTACAGATAGTATGGCGTTTAAATTTATCAGGACAACAATAGAGGTATAAAATGGGACAAAAATTAGACTTTAATATCGAAGACGCAGGGTTAAAAATTGATGGTAGTGATGTTATCGATGCTAGTAGAAACTTTGAAGGTGCAGTAGCCGCTAGCAAAGTAGGCTCAGGTACTCTTGCAAAGGCTAGACTACCTTTCACAATAACAACAACAGCACCAACAAATACCACAGGCACGAATGATGGTCATGTATGGTTTGTTTATTCGAGTTAAACTATGGCAATATATGTTAATGATAGTGGCACATTACGTCAGATATCCTTTCTTGCAATCAATGATGGCGGAACAATACGAAGGGTTAATGAAGTATACGTAAACGATAATGGCAACCTCGCAGGGCCGTTTTCTGCTATTCATGAAACATCAAGAAATACGGCAACATCAAACGTAACAAACACAACTGATATTGTTACAACATTCAACACCACCACCGCTTTTGATACAGATTATAATACAACAACTGCGTTTGCTACTAGCAGAACGACAGAATTCAATACAGTAAGAAGCACAGAGACTAACTTAGTAACTACATTCGCAACTACTACAGTATTTGCAACTACAGTAAATACTACAACCGCATTTACAACAACTACAGCGTTTAATACAACTACTACGTTTAATACTACTATTAGTACTATTACAGATTTCACAACGACAACTGCGTTTAATACTACTACAACGTTTGATACAACTACAACGACGACAACCGATTTTACAACAACTACAGCGTTTAATACAACTACTACGTTTAATACTACTATTACAACGACCACAGATTTTACAACTATTACAGCGTTTAATACAACTACAACTTACGCTACAACACAAGGTACAATTACAGCCTTTAACACAACAACTGCATTTACTACAACTACAACGTTTGATACAAATACTAGTACTACTACTACTTTTAATACAACAACTGCATTTACAACTACGACAACTTTTAATACTACAAAAAGCACAACTACAGCATTTAATACAACTACAACCTTTGAAACTACCACAGTATTTGCTACTAGCAGAAATACAACTACAGCGTTTAACACGACAACTACATTTACTACAACAACAACATTTAATACAACGCTTACTACAACAACCGATTTTACTACTACTACAACGTTTAATACTACAAAAAGTACAACGACTGCGTATGAGACAACAACCACATTTACAACGTTCTTTGATACAGTAATACTAACAAATAGATTAACTCAATTTACAAATAGCACATCATTTGCTACTACAAGAACAACAACATTTGAAACAACAACTGCGTACTCAGATAATACTTCGCAGTCTACTACAAGAACAACAACATTTGAAACAACAACTGCGTACTCAGATAATACTTCTTTTGCTACTACAAGAACAACAACATTTGAAACAACAACTGCGTACTCAGATAATACTTCTTTTGCAACAACAAGAACTACGACATTTGACACAGTAACTGCGTACTCAGATAATACTTCTTTTACCACGACAAGAACAACAACATTTGACACAGTAACTGCGTATTCAGATAATACTTCTTTTGCAACAACAAGAACTACGACATTTGATACAGTAACTACATTTACAGCATCTACAAGTTATAATACAGCGCAGTCTACAAACACAAGTAGGAATACAGGATTAGCAGCAGTAAATACTTCTTATACAACTACTCAATCTACAAATACAAGTAGGAACACAGGCTTAGCTGCAGTAAATACTTCTTATACAACTACTCAATCTACGAATACAAGTAGGAACACAGGCTTAGCTGCAGTAAATACAAACACAGCTAGAGGCACAAACACAAGTAGAAGTACAGGATTTACAAATAGTACAACTAGAAATACAGCATTCTCAACAAACACAAGTAGAAGCACAGGGTTTACTAACTCAACTTCTTATAACACAGCGTTTGGCACAAATACTAGTAGAAATACAGCATTAGCAGATGTAAACACTGCAACATCTAGAAGTACAGGATTTACAAATAATACAAGTAGAACAACACAGTATACAGACAACACAGGATTTACAAATAATACTACTAGAAGCACAAATACATCAAGAACTTCTGAGTATGGCGTTAATACTTCTTATAACACAGGATTCGGTACAAACACAAGTAGAGGTACCCAGTTAGCAGATGTTAATACAGCTTTTGCTACAAATACAGTTAGAGGCACTGCAACATCTAGAAGTACAAATACATCACATACTTTTCAAGAAGGAACAGATAGAAGTACTTCATTTACAAATTCTACTTCTTATGATACAGCCACTTCTGCTACCACTACTACGGCGTTTACATATACATACTTTTCTTATGCAGCTGGTCAGTTCATTCAACAAACGATGTACAACAACACTACTACATCGTTTGTATATAATACTTCTCGAAATACAAACACGGCAAGAAGTACTCAATATCAAACAACCTATGTATCTTCAGGTACAGTAAATACTTCATTTACAAATAATACAGGATTTACAAATAATACTTCTAGAAGTACCAATACAAGTAGAGTAACACAATTTACAGACAATACTACTAGAAGTACTACTAGAAGTACAAATACGAGTCAATTAACTGCATATGTAGATAACACAGCATTTGCTACAAATACTGCCAGGGGCACAAATACTAGTAGAAGTACATCATTTGCTACAAACACAGCAAGAAATACAGCATTTACAAATGCTACAAATACAAGCAGACTAACTCAGTATAGTGATAATACATCACAAGGTACAACAAGAAATACAAACACTGCAAGAACAACAGAATATACAGACAATACTACTAGGTCTACTTCTTATAATACAAACACTGCAAGAACAACAGAATATACAGATAACACAGGATTTACAAATTCTACAAATACAAGTAGATTAACTGCGTATGTAGATAACACTTCATTTGCTACTACAAGAAGTACAAATACAAGTAGATTAACTTCATATGTAGATAACACTTCATTTGCTACTACAAGAAGTACGAATACAAGCAGACTAACTTCGTATTCAGATAATACTTCTTTTGCTACTTCAAGAAGTACGAATACAAGTAGATTAACTGCATTTACGAATAATACTTCATTTGCTACTACAAGAAATACAAATACAAGTAGAGGGACAGGTACTTCACAGTCAACAAGTTATACTACTACGCAAGCTACTAATACATCGAAGTCAACAGGTACTTCACAGTCAACAAGCTATACTACTACACAATCTACGAATACATCGAGAACAAGTAATACATCGCAGTCAACAAGTTATACTACTACACAATCTACGAATACATCAAGAACAAGTAATACATCGCAGTCAACTTCGTATAATACATCTTTTGCAACAAATACATCAAGAACAAGTAATACATCGCAGTCAACAAGTTATACTACTACACAGACTACAAATACAAGTAGAACTACAGAGTTTACTACAGCATATCAAACTTCAAGACTATCTTCTAGAAGCACAGGTACAAGTAGAGCAACAACAACAGTATTCAATACTTCACAGGCAACAGTAACAGATAGAGGTACAACGACAACATTTAATACTTCTAGACTATCCGATACAACTAGAACAACAGGAACAAGTAAAGATACAAGTACAACATTCAATACTTCTAGAATCTCAGATACAACTAGAACGACTGGCACAAGTAAAAACACTGTAACTACATTTAACACTACTTTAGCTACTGGTACAAGTAATGCAACTCTTACAAGTAGAGCAACAACAACAACTTATGCTACTACCCAAGGAACCATTACAACTAGGTCTACTGGAACAAGTAAAAGCACCACTACTACATTTGATACTAATACTACAACAGGAACAACTAGAGGAACAGTTACTTCTAAAGATACAGTATCTACTTTCAATACTACTAGGATTTCCGAAACAAGTAGAGGAACAGTTACAGTTAGAGACACAGTATCTACATTTGCAACTTCTAGAGATTCTGTTACAACTAGAGGAACAGTTACTTCTAAAGATACAGTATCTACATTTGAAACTTCTAGAGCTTCATTAACAAGTAGAACTACAGGCACAGATAGAAGCACTACGTCTACATTTGATACTACGAGAAGTACAGACACAAGCAGAACAACAGTATTCGCAACTTCAACAGTATTTAATACAACTAAAACTACAGTATTTGGAACAGATAGAACTACTACTACTACGATTGAAACAAGTAGATTATCAGATACAACTAGGACAACGACTCCTACAACTACAACAACTTTCGATACTTCTACACAAGTATTTGAAAGAATTACTGCATCAGCAGCTGGAACTATATTCGACACAGAAGTTTCTAGTGCAGAAGCATTTGACGCGTCTTTCTGGGATGGTAACCAGTGGGCAGAATAATAACTAACCAAAGGAATAATAATGAAATTAAAAGAAAAAGATATCACCCCTAAATATGTGAGTGATAAATTAGAAAGTTTAGGTAATGCTTTATTTGATTCAATACATCAGTTTGAAGAAAGATTACAAGAACAGGAAAAACATATAATAGAACTAAAACAAACAATAAAAACATTAAAAAATGGGTAGACTAGTACCAATGTCGAGTGTTGAAGAACTCGGAGACCAGTCAACTCATATATTTAAATCAGGGTCTTGTATAAGACCAAAGAAAGATTTAGATGAATTAGGTAAGCTAAAAGAATTAATAATACCTGAATCTAGAGAAGGCATAGACTTTACTTATGACGTATGGTATAATACTAATGAACTTATGACTGTTAGAAACTGGTTATATACGGATTTTTTAGGTGCAGGAATATACATGAGAATAAATTCAGTACTAATCAATGATAAACTAATGAACGCAATAGTGAAATCAGACGTTGAAATTGACAAGGAACGATTACAAAAAATTAAAAATAACTTACGAAATAAATATCACTTAAAAGAGATAGAAGAAGACCACGATAAAGTCGTGTTTCCTCCAGGAACAAATCTTCTTAGCAGACAAGATAAGTGTGTACACTGGGGCAGAATAGAACAATGCGTGGATGAAGGTTATGTTATTAAACCTCATCCTATTACTACTGAATTATTTATAGCTAAATTAAAAAGAAGATTTGGTAAAGATAAAGTATTAAATAAAAGAAGTGGTGGAATGGAATTACTGATGAAGTGTTCGCATGTAGCTACTATGCCAAATAGTGAAATGGGACTTATAGCATTATTGCTTAAAAAACATTTAAGAATGATAAGTTATTCAAAGAAAGAAAGAGAGAAAAGTTTATTAACATATGAAAGCATTTATCACGCCTGTGGAAACTCAAACGGTTATAAAGGCATAGAAAAAATACTTTCAGCAAAAAACTCTGGCATAATATTTGCCTTTGATGAAGATGCAAAGCATAGAATGGATTTATACATAAATAATTTTTGGGAGTACAAAAAAACAAATGATTGAGATAGTACACACATGGAAGCCTACGTGGAGTTTTTTCACTTTAGCTTCTCTTATGGAAAAAGACGAGGAGTATCGTTTACATTTATATGTAGATGAGGAATACTATGCGGATTTACCTTTTACCTGGATATTTGAAAATATACCCAATGTTACAATATATGAAAGCTATTGGAAAAAAGACTTCGCAGCTAGAGCAATTCAACATCTTAGACTGCATTGGAAAGATAGAGGGCTGCATAAAAGAATTTTATACGCAGGAGGCAATAGAATATTTCTAAAAAGTGGATGGACACAAGAAATACCAAAAGAAAGTTTTTTCCAAAAAAAGATGGCTCACTTATCAAGAAAGAAAGTATTTGTAGGACACAACATATTCTCTAGTTATTATGGAATGTTAGATTTTGCAAAAGCAGATATGCCTGCAAATTGGGACACTGAGTTTTTTATTATAAATTATGATTTATTAAAAAATGCAAATGATAATGACTTATTTTATCCTACTGGTTTTTACAATGATTACGATAGTAGAGTATTGGCTTCTACTAATAAATACTTCTTTAAAAAATTACATGAAGGAGAAAGAGGACTACTGCCTAGATACATGAATGGCAAGAGTGACTTACTAATTCAATGGGATGCTTTACCTTCTAAAGAGTATTTAAATTATAATGTAATGTTAAGAAAATCTTGGAGTATTGCACTACCAACAAAAACACTAGAAAATGGATATACTAAAATGAGTGTAGGACAGCAATTGTCTACTCCTTGGGATTTATATGCTAATTTAATTCCACAAATACCTGTAAACTATAGAAATGCTAGAATGTGTGAAAACTTACTATATAAATCAAAGAGGCAAAAAGAAACTGCCAGTAAACTATTAAAAGTAGGATATAGATTAGGTAAACTTTAACATCTCGTCATTTAGGTCGGAAAGAATTTTCCACTGTAATTTACCTTTCTCTTCCCACTTCTTAACTAGTTTAGCTTCATTGGGATTGTGGGGATTTGAATTAGTTGAATTTATGGGAAGGTGCCAACTTGATGGGTAATCTCCCCCTGTTTTAAAAGGTAGTTTTTTCGCAAAGAAATCAAAACCAATTAAAGTTATACTCTTACATTTACACTTCTGTAAGAAAAACAATATACCAAGAAAACCTGCACTCGGTCGTCCTCCCCCAGGCGCTACTCCGTTTTTTGCTCCCACCAGTTCAAATATTTTCATTAACTCATCATCACTAAACATATCATTATCATGCCCCCAAGGCGGTTCTCCCCTATGGTCTGGGTATTTATCTAAGTGTATACGAGAACGATTAAATAAAGGGTACGCATCTTTGAAGTGTTCATGTAAATTTACGCGAAGCCACCCTGTAATCCATATATCTGTACGACTTCCTATGTGTTCATGTAATTTATCTTCAGGTATTCCTTTTCCAAATCGTACAACTGTATCAAAACTTTCTATATAGTTTCCAAAGTCATACTGTAAAATTTCTACTGAATTTCCCACAAGTACTACATTTTTATTTTCTGTTAACTCTTGTAAATCTCTACCCATTTTGCTGTTAGCTCCGAACACTCGTTTATATTTAACCAAGGCCCGCCGTCTGTAAAGTGCAGTGCTTTTGGTCTTTTGAATTTGTAATAATTTACCATTGCATTATATTGCGCAGGAATCCCCCCTATACTATCTGCCCACTGTAACTCATGCAATGCACCCGCTGGGGCTTGGTTTATATAATCATAAGTAAGTTCTGTACACTTAGGATTATTAAAAAGCATAAGACTAGACCAGTACTTTCTAGGATAACTGTGATTTTTCTTGCCTTTCATTTTTTTACTTTGCACGAGAAAATTAGGATGTTTTACAACATGAACTGTATGTTCATCGGAAAAATAATCCATAACTTCTTCAGGGTCACAGAGCCATAAGAAATCTCCATCACAGAATAAAGCTTCTCCTTCGTAGTCACAGAGCTGTGGTACTAGAAAACGAGTAAAGGCAAACTCTGTACTCTCGTTCTGAAAAGGACGAGTATATTCGGATATTTCCGATTTTTTGAGTGGTATGATTTCATGACTAGAATTGTAACGAAGTATGCTTTTTTTACATACATCAAACATTTCGGGGTATGCTGATTCATACCCAATAAAAATTTTCATAGTATTATCCTTTTTTGAAAGTAATGATCCATCTTGTGGTCTTGTGGTACAGCAAAGTAAAGATTAGGTGTTAAAGGGTCTTTAAAATATGCTAACTGTGGCTTTGCTCCTGGTTCTACTATACTTGATACTAACTTTCTCATTAGTACAATAGTATTGTTTTCTATTTCTTTTATTTTTTGTTTTAGTGCTTTTCTAGTATCATCGCACATTTTTATGTTTTTATATTCTTTACTGTTTGGGTCTAATCTTTTTATATCGAAATCTTCTGTTACATGATAATCTTTTACTTGATCCTGTACAAAAACTGGTAGTTCGGGTAGATTTGGGTGTTTACCTATTCTTCCTTCTTCTAAGTCTTTTCTTACATTCTGCATGTACAATTTCATCCAATCCATGTCTGTCATACCATTAGATGCTTCTGCAACCATACCGCCATACATATTATTATATACATAAGTACACGGAATCTCTTTTAATCTTTTGACTTCTAACTCTTTTTTAAAATGTTTATGCTTTAATTGTAAGTAAAATCTTGTATCTTCGCCTATTCTCATTTCTTCATCAAATCTTAACTTAGCTGCTTTTTTAGAATACCATACAGGTCTACAGTGATTATCTACCATCATTTGATTAGTTACATGAGAAAAATAAGTCTCATTTAATTCTCTATTCAATGCGTGTACTTCTGATGTATATCTACCATATAAATGACATACTTTTTCTATGCCACCCATTTTTTGTACTTTCTTCCTATACTCTAAGTTATGTCTATACATCAAAGGTACATACTTGGCAAAATGAGCATAGTCTTTTTTATAATTAGCAGGTCTATCTGGATTATTCATTATTCTAACAAATACCCTTTGTCCATAGTTATCTATGTGCTGTGCCCATTGATGATAAATAATGATACTGTCAGGTGCATTTTCTTTTGCAAGACTCTTATATAAATTAACCCCATAAGGGGTTAATATATCGTCTCCATCTATTTGTACCATATAGTCATCATCCGACTTTTGAAATATTTTTAGTAATTCATTTTTACCTTTTCCTGGATTACCGTTAGACTCTGTTATATGACACTCTATTCCTTTACTCAGACACCATAGACTTACTTCTTTTTCGTAATCTTTACTTAATGTATTTACTACTACTACTGCATCTTTATATGATATATTAGACCACCTAGGATCAAAGTGACACTTTAGTCCCTTGAAGCTGGTATCAGTTTTTCCTGTACGGTTAAACCAGTCTAAGTATCTTCCAGATGCAGAAGTAAGTATATAAAATCTAAGAGTCTTCTTCACCGACGTCGCCACTATTTACTTGATTACCTAAATCATTAATATACGCTTGTCTAGCTGTTTGGCATATAGCAATGAGATGTTTACATCTATCTATTTCTACATCCGCCACATTTATAGACATAACTATAGCTTGTTGGTCTTCTGTTAACTCACTAATAACGTGTTCTACACCGTCAATAGTAATTGTTTGGTTATTGCTCATTTAAATATATCCTGCCAATTTCCTTGTGTACTTGCCTTAGCATACTCGGTAGCACGGTTTTCAAAAAAGTTGGTATGCTCAACTGCATTTATTTGCATGTCAATCCATGGAAGAGGATTTTCAGTACTATGGAATATAGCTTTCATACCTAGTCCTAGTAATCTTCTATCTGCAATATAACGAATATACTCTTTTACTTCTTTTGCTGTTAAGTCTTCAATATCTGCTTTTTCAAAGCAAACATCAATAAATTTATCTTCTAATTCAACAACACGTTCCGCTGCACAATATATCTCATATTTTAGTTTATCTGTCCATATCTCTGGATTCTCTGCAATAAAAGTCCTAAAGAGTTTTGACAGTCCTTCAACGTGGAGGGACTCGTCTCTTATAGACCATGTTACTATCTGACCCATTCCTTTCATAAGATTGTGTCTAGGATAGTTTAGAAGTATAGCAAAACTACTAAATAGTTGTACTCCTTCCGTAAATCCGCTGTAAACTGCCATAGTTTTAGCAATCTCATGCGCATTATCCATATTAAAATCAGTTAAGTATTCATGTTTTTCTGACATAGCTTGTATCTCAAAAAATTCTGTATATTGCTCATCTGATTTTCCTAATGTTTCCAATAATAAAGAATATGCTTCTTGGTGTACTGCTTCCATAGCAGCATAGCTTACTAGCATCATTCTTATTTCTGGTTGTTTAAATGTTGGTAAGTAATGCTTTGCATAACCACAACATACGTCCACATCAGCTTGTGTAAAGAACTTAAATATATTATCTATAAGTGTTCTTTCGCCTTCTGATAGTTTATGATTATAGTCTTTGATATCATCTTGGAGTGGTACTTCTTCAGGTAGCCAATGCATTTGTTGTTGTTTTTTATAAAACTCAAACGCCCAAGGATAATCAAAAGGTTTATAATAATCTCTTTCTTCTAATAGTTTGCTCATTTATCCCTCGCAACTTAGACAATCTGATTGTTCAAAGATTATCTCTCTTTTAGCCTGAGAAGTAACATTATCAGCTCTACTGATTGCTTCACTCCTTAGGTAATATAATGTTTTTAAATTTTTTGCCCATGCTAACATATGAATATTATGCAAGTCTGCTTTATTCACGTCAGGCGGGAAAAATAAGTTTACGCTCTGTGACTGGCAAATAAATTGTTGTCTCACAGAAGCATGTTCAATAATCCAAGATTGATTAATTTCTACAGCAGTCTTGAATACATCTTTGTCCCACTCTTCTAGTATATCTAGATGTTGGACACTTCCTTTATTAGCAACTACGCTTCTCCAATGCTCAGTATACTCTTGCTCGGTAGCAGACTTTTCTCTAATAATATTATCAAGATACTTATTCTTTACTAAGTTACTACCTGTTTTTGTTTTCTGAGTATATGCATTTGCTCTAAATGGCTCTATACTTGGAGAAGTGTTACCACATAAAATACTCGAACTTGCATTAGGAGCTATCGCTAGTAAGTGTGCATTTCTTACTGAAGCTGTGTCGTCGTCTGGACATGCCCCTCTTTCTATTGCTAATTCTCTAGTAGTTTGGTCGGCTTTACTTTTAATGTATGCAAACATCTCTAAGTTAACACCGCCTGCCATTGCACTTTCAAATGGCATACCATTCTTTTGTAGATATGCATGGAATCCCATGGCGCCTAATCCAATGCTTCTCTCCCTCATAGCACTGAATTTGGCTCTATCTAACTGCTCTGGTGCATTGGCAATAAAATCTGACAATACATTATCAAGCATACGAACTAAGTCTGGTATAAATGCAGGATGATTTTTCCATTCATCATAATACTCTAAGTTTACAGATGAAAGACAACATACTGCCGTTCTTTCTTCGTCTGTAGCAAGAGTAATCTCACTACATAGATTACTATGATGAACTTTTAATCCTTTTCTTTTTTGGAAATCAGGCAGCTCATTCTGTACTGCATTTTCAAACATAATGTAAGGCTCTCCTGTTTCCATTCTATTTTGTAAGAGTTTAACCCACAATGCTCTAGCACTGACTGTTTTTACGACCTTCTGAGAGTGAGGATCCACCAAGTCCCAGCTATCATCGAAATTATCGACTTTTCCAGCATTGTGTATTCGCTCCATAAAGGCGTCAGAGATAACAACACCATGGTGCAGATTAGTGCACTTACGATTAATATCACCGCCTGTAGGCTTTCGTACATCAAGAAACTCCTCTATTTCGGGGTGTGATATATGTAGATAAGAAGCGTAACTACCCCGTCTAGTTACCCCCTGGCTAAATGCCAACATTTCTGCATCTACAACTTTCATGAAAGGCATTACTCCAGTAGACTCTGAGCCTTTTGATGTTTTACTTCCTATAGAACGAACATCACTCCAACTACCACCAATACCTCCTCCAAAAGATGATAAGAAAGCATTTTCCGTAAAATGGTCTGTGATGCCTTCTCTACTATCATCTACATAATTTAAAAAACAACTAATAGGTAAACCTCTTCGGGTACCTCCATTAGATAACACTGGTGTTGCAAACATAAACCATAGATTACTTACATAGTCATATAGTCTTTGTGCATGGTCATCATCATCTGCAAAAGTTTCTGCTGCACGAGCAAAAGCTTCCTGTGGTGATGTTTCACCTGGTATCATGTATCTATCTTTTAGAGTTGCAAGTGCAAACTCATCTAAGAGAGAATCTTTACTAAAATCAATTTTTACTGACATAATCTTCTACTAATCCTATAATTTCTTGTGAATGACCTAAGACAGCTCCGTCTACGTCATAAGTTAAGTCCATGAGTTTAATACCAATTTCTAAGCCTTCACTTCCGAACTCATTTAAGTTCTGAATGAATTTGTACTTTCCTTCCATTGGTAAACTCGCCATAATATCAAAGATATCTCCATACTGTTGAATAATCTGTGTAGCTCTCTTAGGCCCGATTCCATCAACACCAGGAACGTTATCTCCTTTATCTCCAGTTAAGCACTTATACGTTAAAAAGTACTCAGGGTCAAAGTCATAATGCTCGTCCCAGTTTAGGAGTGTTGTTTCTTTTCTAGTAACTGTAGAAAATCTACTTACGTTACTATCGACTAGTAAATCCCAGTCTCTATCTGATGACACCATCCATATCTCATCAAGACCTAGTTGCTCTCGATTCTGTGTAATAAGTGCGGCTATATCATCAGCCTCTACACCTGCGTACTTTAGCGTAAGATAACCCTTACGAGATAAAGTTTTAAGCGTAGTTGAAAACTCTGCTAAGAACATTTCAAATTCTTTTGCTTCAGCAGGAGTTTGTTCTGCATATCGTTCTTTACGATTTGCTTTATACTCTGAATAGATTTCTTTACGATAATTACTACCGCCATCGCCTAATACGACTATCTCTCCACAGTTATAGGACTTTGCAAGAGACTGAACTGTACGAACATATTCATGCTCGAAGTCTGTAGTCCCTTGGTGTTTCCATCGAAAAGCTAGATTGAGTCCATCAACAATCAGTAAATTCCCGTTCGGGGTCGCTTTTCCATGGTTCATAAATTGTATCGCCATTTGTAAATTCCAAGTTTTGTGTTTCTAAAAATTTCTCAGCAAAGGTAACATAGCACCCTAGCCAATTAATATACATATGTTTTTTGTAACATGGCTTTCTTGTCGTTGCCACGTACCATTGAGAGTGATTCTCTTTGAATATAAGTAAAGGCTCTTGGTTCATCTGTTCAGCCTGTATTACTAATTTATTCCACCACCCTACAAAGGTATTACTCTTTTGAGTAAATATTTTGTGGTTAAATGCCATATCTCTATAGAATTTAACTTCTATGGTAAACTTATTATCTTTATGAGGAATCATTAAATCCCCTTTTATTTTACCACTGCCACTGCCAGGAGTCTGCGTAAAAGCTTCTCCTGTTATTCTATGAAGCATCTCTGCTACTTTGAGTTCTGCGTTGTTTCCTTTTTGTCTGCTATTAACCAATTAACTTCTCCAACTCTACGTAGCCACCGATATGTTTATCGTCTACTAGTATTTGTGGAAATGTTCTTGCTCCTGGGAATAATTCCCTAACGTCAGACGCAGAAAAATCTACACCAATCATTTTATATGATACCTCAGTTACTTGATCTACATGGTCAGCTAAAAACTTAGCTTTTTTGCAATAAGTACAATTTGGTATACTATAAATTTCTACTTTCATTTCTTCTCCATAAGACATATATTATAACACTTTTTAAGTTTCGTGTCAAGATATACTTTTGTGTTGCTATTCAAGATAACTAATATTATCCTCTTTTGTAATTTCTATTTTCTCTAGTAATGGGTGAGTCCAACCATGCGATACCATATAAGTATTTAAATTTTCTTCTTTTAATAATACTTCCACTACTTTTTCTTTTCCAACTTCATCTAAAGCTTGATTCACTTCGTCAAGGAAAAGAACATTGATTTGACTTCTACTAATTGAAGTCATTAACTTTCTAATTGATACTAATGTTGCAATATTTACTCTAGCTAACTCGCCGCTAGAAAGAGCAAGAATGTCAATAATATTGCCATTATCTGAGACTTCCACATTTAATTTATCGTTCTCCACTACAAAATTGATGGCGAATCTGCCATCGCTAAA